CTAGATGTGAAAGTTTCTTGTGCATTGTCAAATACAACACCAGATCCTTCTGGTTTTACTTGAGCTTGCGCGAAACCAGATAACATTACTTCTTCTTCAAAAGCTCTGTCACTGTTTTCTGTGTCGAAAATTTCAGCATGTTGATTTTCGTATCTTTTATATTCCAAGCCGAATAGTGCATTCAAACCTGGCTCTAGTTCTTTAACTAGTTGTCCTCTACTTATTGCCATAATTTTATCCTCCTATTACGTGCCTGTTGCTACTTTAAGTTCATGTTCAGCAATAACTACCACTAAGTTAATATTAGCTGCGCTAATATCACTATTGTTAGGGTCTTTACTGATTCCCATGATTTTAAGTTGTTGAGCTGTAGTGTTTAAAGTTGAGTCATCGAACTCTACTTTTGAAACGAAGTTAGGTGATGCCCCAGCTGTATAAGCTAAGTCACCAGTTTTTCCTACGTCTGTCACTGCAGCGCCGCCTGCTGCGTTGTCTGATTGTATTTCGAACCTTTCGTAAGGGTCGTCTGCTACGAATCCAACAATGTCAGTGGCTGTGTTTGAAGCCTTCAAATGGTTTGCAAATGTAGGCTTGGAAGTTGATGCATCTGTAAAGAAAACACCAGTAAGAGCGCCTCTTAAATCACCGCCAGCACCTGCTACTAATAAGTAGCCGCCTGAAGTTTTCACTGGATCGTTTTGAAAGATCGCAGCTGAACTTGCAGCAATTGAGTACTCACTCAAACCTTGGTTATCTCTATTCTGACCAACTTTACCGATTGCTTTCAATCCGAAAGCAGCGTCTTGGTTTGCCATAGTTTTTCTCCTTTTGCAAAATCACTTCAACGTGATCTTGCGGTTAACATTATTGTGTTTTTGATATCACAAAGAAATTATTTCTTCGTACCACCAAAAGTTACACGAGTCTGCCTGTCACTATTGATAGGCATACTTGAATGTTGTTCCTTCATGAGATCGTTGTTTACTGCATCTTCTCGGTCTTTAGTTTGCTGAGCAAAAAAAGCTTCTCGAGATTTGGCAACCTCTTCCGGTATCCTAGCCAACACTAGGCCACCAACTCCTATGACTCCTGCGTATTTACCGTCTTTCATCGATGGATATTCGTGATCAGGATATTCGTCAGCTCTCACTAACTCCCATCCAGATCTCATTTTACCTGACATGTTTTTGGTATCGTCGAAACCTAAAACTTCAGTTCTTATCCATCTATGCCTAAAACCGTCTGGCGCAGGTGGTGCATCAAGTGATGATGGTGGAGTCCAAGTCGTAGGT